CGATGGAGGTAATGACTCATCCCAAGACTCTGACGATGTTCCCTTTTAATGAAATTAATATTAGAAGCACCATTTAATAGCTTAAGCTTTGGCAATGTTTCTCTAAACATTGTTAGAGAATTACACAGAAAAGAAGTTGAGTTGTCTATTTTTCCAACAGGGGATTTAGATTTTAAAGCTTATGAAATATCTGATGATTTAAAAAAATACATCGAAGACTCCATAAACAATAGGTGGAAAAATATTTCAGCAAGAATTCCTTCTCTTAAGTTGTGGCACTTAAATGGAAGTGAAAATAGGAAGACTAAAGACCAATATCTTTTTACTTTCTATGAATGCAACCAACCTACAGAAGTAGAAACTAAAATTTGTGGTTTACAAGACAAAACGTTCTTTAGCTCAAGAGAGGCAAAGAAGCATTTTACAGATCAAGGGCTTACTAATTGTAAGTTTATCCCTTTGGGCTTTGACGAAGATTTTAAAGTAACAGGGAAAGAATACTTAAAAGATACCATTCATTTTGGTTTAATGGGTAAGTTTGAAAAAAGAAAGCATACTCAAAAAATAATCAAAACTTGGCTCAAGAAATACGGCAACAATCCAAAATATCAACTTTCTTGTTGTATCTCTAACCCATTCTTTAAACCTGAACAAATGCAAGGTCTATGGAATGACACTCTTGAAGGAGTCAATTATAATAATTTAAATATTATTCCCCATCTGCAAAAAAACAGTGAGGTTAATGAGTTATTAAACGCAATTGATATTGATCTAACTGGTTTGTCGGGTGGTGAGGGTTGGAACTTGCCAGCATTCAATGCTACATGTTTGGGTAAGTGGAGCGTGGTTTTGAATGCAACATCGCACAAAGACTGGGCCACCGAAGAGAACTCTATTTTAATTGAGCCCTCTGGAGAAATGCCAGCCGAAGATGGGGTGTTCTTCAAAAAAGATTCTCCCTTTAATCAGGGAACATTTTATACTTGGTCGGAAGATCAGGCTTTAGAAGCTATGGAGAAAGCTGAATCTAAGGTGGGTCAAATTAACACTGAGGGTGTCAAGATGGGGGACAGTATGACATATTCTAAAACTGTTGATTCTATTTTAGACTGTATATACAGTAGTTGAAGAATGGCATCTTAAGTGCTATAATATAAGTATATGAATACTTTAATTAATTCCCTTTTTAATGGCTTAAACGATCTCTCTCCAAGAGATCTAATGATTAGAAAAAAATCTTGTGTTGCTGATACAGGAGATGTTTACGTGGCAGAAGTAGAGTTGGCTGGCTTCTCTAAAAAAGATATCAACATTAGTATTGTTGATGGAGTTGTAGAGCTTGAGGCAAAAAACAAAGACCGTTCTCAGAAATTTAAATTACATTTAAATGATTTAGTCTCAGAGGATCATGTATCTGCTGAGATGAAAAATGGGCTGTTGAAGCTAACTCTTCCAAAGAAAACTGTATCAGAGGCAAAACAAATCGAGATTAAGTAATGCCTATTTATGTTTACAAACATCCCGACCGAGAAGAATACCGCGAGGTTGTCCAAGGGATGAATGATGAACATGTTTATTCTGAAGATGGCGTTGAATGGAGCAGGGTTTTTCTTGCTCCCAACGCATCTATAGATAATTCAATTGACCCTTTTAGTAAGCAACAATATCTAGAAGCGACAAAAAACAAAAAAGGCACTGTTGGAGATATGATGAATCTATCAGCAGAACTTAGCGAAAAACGAGCGGAAAAGGCTGGGGGCTTAGATCCAATTAAAGAAAAATTCTTTGACAACTATGCCAAGGAAAGAGGAGGCTCCGAACATCCCGATAGACCAAAAAAGGTTTACGAAAGTAAAAACGTGAGGGTTGAGTATGACTAAACATAAGTCCCACTAATCTTTAATCCCTTTGTCTCGGTTACACTAAAAGAAAATTCGGCAGCAAAAGACATTTGTCCGTTTACGGCCATCTCATAGTTATAACTATCTAATTTGGCATCTTCGATCTGGTAAATCGTTTTTACAGGACTGTTATAGTGATCAACAGAGGCTAAAGCTAATTGAAAATCATAGTTTCTATAGCTATCTAATACTCCTGTCAAAATGCCAGAGTCTAAGCCTGAAACAAGAGAGGAAACAGAAAATTTTCCTTCTGCTGGTAGTTTAGCCTTTCTATCGTAAGCAAAATCGTTTCCAAGACCATAAGATGAGACTCTAGATAAATTTACAGACATAGCCAACGACTGAACTAAGTGAATTCCAGATAGAGGTTGACCTCCCACTTGTAAGTTTTGCAAGGTTATGCTGCTGTTTGCATTTGTCGGATTTAATATAATAGGCTTGTTATCATATGTGGTATTTTGCTCAAATTCAAACTCACACAAACCAACATTATTGTTATTGCCTCCCGTTAAGTTAATGGCTGGCATTTGCATCGTCGTGCCAGTTAGGTTTTCAAAGACAACGTTGGAGCATATATAGTTGGTAGAAACAATAGGCAATGTTCCAACAGCATAACTAATTTCATATGAAGTTGGATAACAATTCCCAAAGGCAATAGCATCAAAGCCTGTTAAATTTAATCTAGACTCATCAAAAGGTATTAAATCATCAAAGATATCGTCTTGTTGATTAGGATCTACAAAAGCATAAAAGTTAGAGGAGTTTTCGAGAGTTCCAGAAAAGAAATTATTAAATTTTGTGTATATCGCTCCCTCTTGTATAAAATTACCATTAAATTCGTTTGAAAGTTGAGGTTGAGCAATATAAGAAATTGATAACGCTACATCAGGTTGTTGAGTGAGCCCATTAAAAACAAAGTCTTGACTCCCAACTTGTTTTAAATTTTGGCGTGGGAGTTGTATGGAATATCCAAAGTTTTGCACCCCCATATAAAGCCTGAGACCAAGATTGCTAGTGGTAAAAGCATTAGTTGAGCCATGATTAACCGCGACTGCCGCGATATTACTTTTTACAATATCTCTAGCCATTTTATGTTCCTGTTGGTATTACACCGAGAGGATCTTCTACGAGATCAACGGTTAATTTATTAGAGTCTGAATAATTCCAAGTATGACTCCATTTAGGAGAATAATATACTTTGGGTCGATTATATACAGAGGGAATTTGATGTTCAAACCTCCTATAACCTCCTTTGTTTTCCAAGAAATGAATCATACACTTTGTCTGCTTGTCAGAAATATTTTCAAAAGAATAATTCATTCCAAAAGTAGAAATGTTATCATTCGTTTTTAATCTTTGAGTAAAAGAGTTCTGATATTGTAAAACGTCAGCTTTAATTTGAACATCGTTTTGAGTTCCAATATCAGGCTCAAAAAAGAATTTTTGAGTCCACATTGATGAGGCTCCTGTAGGGCTGTTAGTCTCACTAGAAGAGTGATCTCCAGTGCAATAATAAAAGTTATCTAACTTGGTTTGATTTAATCCCGAATAAACAATGTCATATTTTTCATAACTAGTAGAAGGCTTCCATCCCTGAAAAGATAAATTAGGAAAAGTTCCCATCCCCGACCAATTAAACAAGGTAGGTGCATGATCTACATTGATTTTAGCAGCGACCTCGAAATGTTGGTTGTTCATGAAATTAATTGCATAATTATCACAAAAACCTGAAAATGTTTTATAGATTCCTAAGTTATCGGGAGATATTTCTATAGGCAGATTTCCTGACTGTGCCTCGAAAAAAGCGGCTAGTCTACGAGCATTAGTCTCGTTAACGTCATACCTTAAAGAAAACGTTGCCGACAAACTGTTAGCAGATAAAGGAATTAAATTATAATAAAAATCATCAGTGGTATAACTGTGATTAGTCGCCTGAAAGTCTACTTGAGATCCATAGACTGGAGTAAGAGATAATCCAGCTAACTTGGAGGGAATAGTAACCCCCGAAATATTATCATCTCTGTTGTAAAATAAACTTTCGCTCATGAGTGACCAACATAGTTAAGTGTTAAACGAACTGCTCCATCAGCACTTGAATTTAGCTGTTCTGAAACCAATGATGCTTTAGGAATAGTCAAGGTTTGCAAGGAAGTTCCATCCCTACCATTAATAGTAAAAGAAACTGTCTTATTTTCTTTTCCATATCCTAAAAAACTTAAACCGCTTTCTAAAAATATATCATCCACTTCTAGCTGAACTGATGCTGTATATTGAATTGGGTTAATGTGCTTTACTTCGGTTGGTGTTTCTAACCCAACCGTATAATAAGGTTTTTTGTTTACTGTTAAAGAATAATCAAAGCCTATAACCCTATTAGTGGTGCTATTATCGCAAGTTGCAGTTATTGATCCCTGACTCGGTATGTAAATAGCGGTAGGTGATGCACCAGATGCATTAATTCCACTCCTCATCTCATCATAAACAACAAAGCTGGCGTTTACTTTAGGCACTGCTCCAACCGCACAATTAACAGAATACGACGATAAATATCCCTCCTCAAATCCATATGAAGCATTGTTATCATAGTTAAAGCTTCCTGCCAATTTCGATGAGGCTCCTGTAAAATTCAAAACAGGATCGTTATAAATAAGATATCTTGAAAAAGAAACTGTTTGCTGGGTTGGACCGCCAATTGTAGTAAGACCTTGGCTTGAACCTAGCGGAGAAAGGGTGTTGGCGCTATTTGAATAACCAATATCAAGAGATTCAATACCTGAAAGTTCTCTAGGAATTAGGGTTGCCCCAATGCCTACTAAACCAGATATAAAAAAATGGTTTTGGTAATTTAATGTGGTGTCATACATTATGCTTTAGCTTGTCTTAAGGAACCTCCCAATCTTTTTTCATCTTCAATGACTTGCTTGACAGTATCTTTGATTCTCATTGCCAGAGTTCTCTTCTGCTCCTCACCCTGACCTCCATCTTCTGTTTCGCTACCGTCAGAATTAACAGTAATATTAATAACAGTTTCTCCGCTACCTCCTGAAACTTCGATAAGCTCATCAAGCTTTCCAACAACTTCACCGTTACCTCCTCTTGCTCCAGAGTTTAATGCAGCCAAATTGCCCCTTCCAATATTTTGTGTAGCAGCAGCATTCATAACAAACTCTCCTCCTGACAGCATAGCAGGAACCGTATCAACTCCAGCGGTATAAGGGACAGATCCTCCTGTAGCCCTGCCTAGAAGATTGTTGAACTTTGGAGGTAAAAGCCCAGCCCCAAAGCCAGTAACGGCTCTTTGTGTGTTTGCATTCGGACTAAAACCAATATCCGCATGATTGGCTGGCCCCCCAACAAATCCTGTGCCTGTGCCTGATCCATAACCATAGCGGGGAGGCGAATTCCGACCACCAGTAAATAAATCTGTTAATTTAAAGTTCGCGGGTTTGGTAAAATCTGCACCGCGAGGATCTCCTGCTCCCATAGCTTTTTTGCCCATTCCTCCCGTAATTCCCATTAAAGCACCACTGACTACCGCCGCAAGAAGTGAGCCCATGAGACCCTTCTTTGATTGCTTTGCTTGTTCTGCCATTTGTTTTTCTTTATCAAGCTGTTGGAAGTAAAGTCCTAAAGCTTGTTCTTGAGATGCTTTTTCTCTTTGGGCTTGTGGGCTATTTGCAATACCAAACCTAGTCATTCTTGCGCTTAAAGGTTCCAAAGCTATTGACGCGAATCCTGAACCTCCAGATATTTTATCATAACCACCCATGGTAAATCCTTGAGTGGCAAAATTAAACAAGTCAGACTTTCCAGTTATAGCTCCTTGCCCATAACTTCCTGGGGTAAACATGCCACCCCGATTCATTGTTGGGACTGATCCTGAGTTCAAAGCCATCATGAATGCAGGACCATATTTTTTAACTGCCCCTTTGTTCATGACAAACTCTCCCCCAGTCAAAAGAGCGGGAACATCATCACGATTACCAGAACCACCACTTACTCTTCCACCAGAGTTAAATCCAAATATTGATTTAAATATTCCTCCAAGAATACCAGTTCCCCCTCCAGAGCCGCCTTGGTTTGGATTACCAAAGTTGCCCATTATGTTGTTAATTGCTTGATTCATAAATGCCTTAGATAAACCTAAGAAGAAATCTGAAGCGGCTCTTCTAAGAGTATCCCCTAAATTTTCTCCTTTAGCTATGGCATCTACCATTGCGTCCCCAATGTTTCTTGCAAACTCTACAGATGAATCAACAATTGTTCCTGCAAGTTGTTCAGCCTCATCAAGCTCACGTAACCCTCTTACATCTCCCGCTTGCATTAAACCAAATCTTTTCTGGAAGTTACTATCTCTAATACTTCCTTTTATTCTTGTTGCTGGATCAGTAGATAATTGTGCATTTAATAGATCACCCACTCTAGCATCTCGTAAAGCTTTGGCTTGATTTTGTAATAAGAAACTAGTGTCAGGAAGACCTTTCATTAATGCTGTGTTTTCTCTTCTTGCATTAGCCTCGTCTATTGTAGCCTGTATGCCTTCTTCCCTCTTTAGCCTTTCTGACGCAAAGCTTTCTTGAAGCTCATTTAAAACATTTTTCATTCCCGCAATGTTGCCCATTGGCCCTCTTTTCATTAATCTAAAAAATGCATCCATGCTTGGCGCATTGGTAACACCTGTCATCAAGTTTCTTATTCTCTCTTGTCCAGTGTCTCTCCCCTCTTTTTTGACTGGCGCAAACTTATCAAGAGCCTGTGCGAGCTTTGTTTGTGCTTCTTTAAACTCTGCTTCGAAACCTTCTCTTCTAGTAATTCTAGCGTTTACCTTAGCTAATAATCTCTGATCGTTAGCTTGTGCTAATTCTATATTTTCACCAGCAAAATCAGTTTGAAGACCTAAACCTCTTTTTCTCATCCTTGCTTGGATTCGCTCTCTTTCCCTTATATCTGGATCTAACGCAGCCCTTGACTGTCTACCCCTTGTAAGAACCTCCCCACTTTCGGCTACAGCTTCTAATCTACGTGCCTTCAATTTTGCTAAAGCAATACCTCTTTCAGTCTCTAATTTATCTTTAGCTATACCTAAATTTTCTCTACTTAAGATGATATCATCTTTTAAAGTGTTAAGTTGATCAACCTTTTCTGAAGTGTTTTCTTCTAAAACTTTATTTGTTGCTTCTAAAATGCTGTTTTCTTCTTCTTGGGTAATTATTCCATCTTTGGAGGCTTCTGTCATTAATTCTTCTAAAGCTTTAACATCGTCTGTCTTTGTTGTAAGCTCTGAAGTAAGTTTAACCATAGATCTTACGGAATCTAAAGTTTGATTTCTTGAGTCTCTCTCTGCTTCTAAAATTTTAATACCATTCTTTCTATTAATAATCTCTTTTTCAGTTAGTCCGTCTCTAAGGAGATCCATCTCAAATTGTTCCTTGGCAGCATCAAGAGCCATGTCATTCATCTTGGCTCTTTCAGCAGCCATTCTAATTATTCTATTAGTTTGGTTAGCTGTAATTCTGGCTTGTATTTTATCTGCTTTTTCTTTGTCAGCGTCTATTTTTTTCTGAGCGTCAGCTTCCTTCTTAATCAGAGCCATCCTTAAATCATGAAGATCTTTATCTTGAACGGCTTTATTTCTTCCGTCATCCTTAAAAAGCCGATCTCTTAACCCAGCCTCTTTCTGTCTGAGTTGTTCAGGGTTAAGATCCATTTCTTTTGCAACCTTTTCTCGGGCTTTTCCACCCTTCAAGAAAGCCGAAAGCTGATCTGGCTTAAATTGAGTTAAAAATTTCTTATCTTCTTCAGTTATTCCTAAACCTTCTGCATCCTGTATAGCTTTAGTAAACTTATTAGCCTTAACTATAAGTTCATCAAAAAATGTTAAAGTGTCAGCGACTTCATCTTTTGAAATAAATCCGTCCTTTCTTATCTTATCTATAGCTTCCAGCATTTGGTTCTGATCTCCCCCCGCAGCAACCACGGTTTCCATTCCAGCCTCTAACGATTCCCTTAATGCACCTTTTTTAAACAGGTCTGCTCCTTCAAAATTTGCTTCTCTAGCTCCAAATGCTGCACCTTTTGATGAAAGCATAAATGATTTAAAGAAACCTATGTCATCCAGTTCATCTTCTCTCATTGCAAAAGCAGAATCTTTTCCGAAGAAGTCACCATCAGTCATGCGCTTCATGTCATCTTTAACTCTTTTTTGTCCAGTAGGACTTAGCATATCGAGTCTAATGGCAGCTTTTTGAGCAGACTCGGAAACTTGAGCCATAGCAGTAGCCGCAGCATTTGTAACACCTGTTACTTGATCAAAAACATCAGAACCTATTTTGTATGCAGCCGTAAGTATACCAACCTTAACAGATAATCCTTTTAGAAAACCTCCAAGCTTGCCAACCTTTCCACCCGCTCCCTCTAAGGCACCACCTAATCCTTCCAGAGCAAAGGATGCTGTCGATCCCGCCGCAATTCCCTCTGAAACAATATTAGTGTATCTTGCAAAACCATCGGTAGCATCAGCAGTGGCACCACCAAGCATTGTCATTCCAGCTTGCAATGCAAATATTCCACCAAGCAAATCTCTATTTCCTTCTTTTACCTCATTGTCGGAACGCAGTCTTTCTGATGCCGCATCATTTACCTTTTTTCTTGTTTGACCATTTGTTTTGATTTGGGCAGTAAGTTTTTTAAGTTCTGCATTTGCGTCTGCATTGGTCATCTTGCCCTGCTTTATTTCCTTATTGAGAGCACGAATAACATTATTTAAACTTTTTAAAGATGCCTCTACTGGTTTAGAGCTTGTTCCTATATCTTGCATGGTTAGCCCTTTTGCGAAGTTAGGGATAGCCCCAGTGGGCTCATCCCTTGTATTGGTTATCGCAAGACCCATGGGGTTCCCAGCATTCCTTAAAGAAGGATCTTGATTAATTCTTATCTGATTTATGGGTAGACCCGCCGCAGACTCTCTAGCCACAGCATCTTCCAATCCTCCAGCAAAATTAGGAATATATCCAGAGGCACTTTGGAATCTTCTGCTTACGAGTTGATCCCTTCTCCTCATTATAAGAGGTGTAGCCCTACTGCTGAACTCTCTCTTAATATTACCCTTACTATCAAACCACGAAGGATGTTTACTTTTAACTTCAGATGTAGCCATGCTTTGGGCATTCATCCGTTTTTCAGCAGCATCAAACTTACCTACATTTTTTTCTCTTATAACTTTCTGGTAAAAACTTTTTATATTATCGGGAGACAAGCTAACTTTAAAATCTCCTGTATTTTGACCGCTTGGTATACCAAAAAACTTTTTTATTGTTTCTAAATTTGAACCCATTCTTACATCAAAGTCTCCACCCCTTTCTCTTTGTGCTGCTTTGTAATCAAGAGACGAAGCTATAGCCACTTCGAAAGCGGCACCTATCACTCCCATTAATGCCCCTTTTGCTCCGCGAGTAGTATCAAATCCTCTTTCTATCTCTTTGGCATCGGCTGTTCTGCCTAAAGGCTTTAGCTTATTAGTATACTCAGAAGCCTGTTTAAAGATTTGACTTGAAATCATATCTTCAATTTTAGCCTCTCTAGCATCACTCCCACCTTTAACTGCTTCTGGCATAGGTCCACGGAACTTCCCTCCCCTAACCTTTACTCCATCTACTGTTTTAGGTGCTCCCTTTACACCTTGAAGATTTCCCGCTGCCCCAATTTTTGGAATTAAATAAAAGAAATTAGAAGCGTCTACGCTAGTAATTTTTCCTTTCCTACCCTTTGCTGCTGCAAAGTTCGGGACATATCCCTTTGCCGCCCCAATCTTTCTGGCTCCCGCAGGGAGTCCCATGGAGGAAACCATATTCTGATTGAATATCGCTGACCCACCACTTCCTGCAAAATTTGGAACGATATACTCACTAGTATTGGCAACCATTGTGCCACGTTGCCCACCTCCAAAATTAAAGTTAGGTATAGTTACTGGTTTAGCGGAACTTGGTGCTCCTCCTACTCCTTTATTAATATCAGCTTGTTCTGAACCATAGCCCATCACAGCATTAAAGTTTGGTATGTATCCACCAGCACCCCTACCAAAAGCTCCTCTACCGCTCGCTCTCGTTCCAGCAAAAACCCCAGGGGTGATTTTAGACGCAATCCCCTGCATCCTTGTCATTATAGTCATTTGCTCATTGAGAGCAGTGGTAAAGAATTTAATTTGAGCTTTTCTTTTTTTCTCTACACTCAAAGTGCTATTCTCGATATTCATAATCTGCTTTTGAATATCTGCGTTACCTAGAAGCGTGGATGCTATCTGCCCCTGAAGGGTAGCCTGTTCTTTTGCCGCTTTATTTAAACCAAAGAAGGTTTTAAGAGAACCCACTCCAAATTTGGCTAAGTCAATAGTTAGCTTGGCGATGATTGCGCCAAATATTGCTAACCCAGGTCCACTAAGCACTGCACCTATACCTTTTACTATACCTTTTGCAAAATCGCTACCTAAACCCTCTCCTTCAAGAAGGCTTTGAATGTTTCCAACTAAAGAATTGAAAAAGCCTAAAATATTTTTCAAACTATCTGTAACTCCGATCTCACCAAGAGTGTTGGCTAACTCTTTAAGGTTTACGGTAGCCTCGTTGATGGCTGCTGACAAAGTTTTGTTAAGGGCTACATTACGAGAGTAAGCCTCGTTTGTAGCATTAGCTGCGATCTCTGTAACTTTAATAGCAGTAGAGGTTTCTCTATTGTAATCTTCAAGAATAGCTAGGAATGGAGCAATCTGGAATTTTCCAACTAAGTTTTCTGCAATTTGAAGTCTCTTGGCATCTGGTAATGTCTCTAAAGTTTTACCTAAGTTTTGAATTAATTTGGTTGCACTAAGCACTTGGCCAGAAGCATCTGTAACTTCAACACCAAGGTTTTGCATGGTTTGCAGTTTGTCTAGACTTTGAATTCTAGTAAAAATTGTTTTAAAGGAGTTACCAATCACAGCGCCACCTCGGGCAGTTCTTTCTTGAACGGCAGTAATCACACCAACCAACTCATTGAAAGAAACACCAGCTTGAATAGCAACTGATCCAGAACGCTTGATACCCTCAATCAAATCTCTTTCTGAAACAGCAGCAGAAACAGCGGCGGCTGATAGTTTATTTAAAACTTCCGCACTGGTAATACCAGTGGAGTTGAAAGAGTTAATAGCGGAAGTTAATCCTGCAACCGCTTCAGCAGCACCTAATCCCGACAAACGACTTAGAACAAGAGAATCATTTAATCTCCTTGTAACCTCTTCGGCTTTCAAACCTTGACGACTTAATTCTAATGCCGCTTGAGCAACAGTATCGAAAGACTGTTCAGTGTTTCTAGCTACATCAAAAATTGTTTTCTTAAATCTATCTAGTTCCTGAGTGCTTGTTCCTAAAATAGAATTAATGCTGGCTAAAGATTTCTCAACCTCAACAGTTGTTTTTACAAGATCTTGAAAGCCTCTTGTAACAGCCGACAAAACACCCACCGAGGCTCCGAATGCTAACACACGGGCATTAGCAGCCTCCATAGATTTTGTAAATTGGTCTGCCTTACCAGTAATTCGTCC